CAACAGGATCTGTGGGATCGGTTTCTATTACCGCCGATGCGGTGGTCAGTCCTACTGGTGTTGCTGGCACTTCAGCCATTGGCAGCGTTACAGTCTCAGGTGAAGCTAACGTCACTGTCACGGGCGTTTCAGCAACTAACAGTGTGGGTTCTGTCACTGCTACTGCTGGGGCCAACATTACTCCTACTGGCGTTGATGCTACTGGTTCAATCGGTTCGGTATCCGTTACTGGCACTGCATCGGTTACCCCTACTGGCGTGGCAGGGACTAGTGCGGTTGGTACTGTTTCTATTGCGCTTGGGCAAAATATTACAGTCACAGGTACAGAAGGCACTGCACAAGTGGGTGTCGTTGCAGTCGAACCAGACACAAATGTCTCCCCCGTTGGAGTCAGTGGCACAGGACAAATTGGATTCGCGTTAGTTTGGAGCTTGATAGATGATGCACAAACGCCGGATTGGAGTAATATAAGTGATTCACAAACACCAAGTTGGTCAGAGGTTAGTGACTCACAAACACCAAATTGGGAAGAGGTAGCTTAAATGGCAGTTTATACAAATGATCTTCGTTTAAAAGAAATAGCCACTGGCGATGAGTCAGGGACATGGGGTACGAGTACAAATACAAATTTAAGCTTAATTGCAGATGCCTTTAGTTTTGGTACAGAAGCAATTACAACAAACGCTGATACTCACACCACCACAATAGCAGACGGTGCAGCCGACCCCGGTAGGAGCATATTTCTCAAATACACAGGTACACTTGATTCTGCTTGCACTATTACGATTGGTCCTAACACAGTCTCTAAGCTATGGCTTATCGAGAACGCCACAAGTGGTTCTCAAAACATTATTATCAAGCAAGGTTCTGGAGCCACGGTCACAATCGCTAACGGCCAGACTAAGGCTATCTATAGTGATGGTGCTGGATCTGGTGGAGCGATGGTTGATGCTTTCCAAGATCTATCTATTCCTGATCTGTTCATTGATGACGATCTGACGTTTACCTCAGACAGCGCAGTTATCACGTTTGGTGCAGACGGCGACACTACGCTCACGCACACTGACGGATCAGGTCTAACGCTTAATTCAACGAACAAACTGATGTTCAATGACGCAAGTCAGTTTATTCAAGGCTCTTCTGCTACGGTTTTATCGTTGGGTGCGACAGATGAGATTGATCTGACCGCTACTGCCATCGATATCAATGGCACAGTAGATATGTCTTCCACGCTTACCGTTGGTGGCGAAGTTTTCATTGCAGAAAAATTAACTCATACAGGGGATACAGATACCCATTTTAAGTTTGCTGGCGCGAACGACATACGAATTGTTGCGGGTGACGTTGAGCACGCTGCTTTTGACGGCACTATTGTTTTTAATCAGTCAGGCGCTGACATGGACTTCCGCGTTGAGTCAGACAACAACGCTAATATGCTGGTCGTTGATGCTGGGAATGACCGAATTGGTATTGGTACTAATGCGCCGACATCTCCCTTGACCGTGACGATGGATGCTGGAGGGATCGCCACCTTCACCGGAATATCTTCAGGCGGTGTTAGTTCTGTCTTGATGAAACAAAGCAGGGGCAGTATTTCCAGCCCGTCAAATTCTGCAACCGCTGGTGACGGCAACTATATGCTTTCGCAAGTCTACAACAGTGGGTACGCCACGATTGGCAGCATAGGCATCATTACTGGAAGCGCCCTTAACAATGGCGAAATTCAATTCAACACTGCCAGCAGCGGAACTGTGGCAGAGCGTCTCAGAATTACTGCTAGTGGCTCGCTTCAAATGGCTGGGACTGGAACAGACAATGATTCAAACCCAATAACTTTTGTAAACGGCGCTTGCGCTATAGCGAGAGATGCGAATGACTTAGAAATTCATGCCTTTGACAATATTATTTTTGGTGTTTCTAACACCTCATATCCAACGTCAACTGAACGCATGAGAATCGATAGCGCAGGCCTTGTCACCATCACTAGGGCTGACAACGGCCAAAACCTTAGATTAACTACCACTGACACTGACGCTAACGCGGGGCCAATTTTTAACTTGTTTAGGGATTCTAGTAGTCCTGCTAATAATGATTTCTTAGGCAACATTACTTTTGACGGAAGAAATGACGCAGCCGAAAAGGTTCAATATGCAGAGCAAGAAGTCTACATAACTGACAAATCTGATGGCGCAGAGGATGGCTTAGTCAACTGGAATGTTCTGACTAACGGCACCAATCTTAGCTATTTTCAATTGAGAGCAGAGACAGCGACTTCCGTATTCAACGAGGACTCTAACGACATGGACTTCCGCGTTGAGTCAAACAACAACGCTAATATGTTGTTCGTTGATGGTGGGAATGATGCAGTGAGTGTTGGAGCAAGCATAACAGATAGCACTTTTTCTGTTAGCACGACTTCTTTTCCAGAATCCACTGAGAAATTAACGGAATTCCGAGCAGGCTTTGCCTCGGCAAACTATGAAACAAACAGATACATCAAACTTACACAGTCATTTACGGGATCGGCCCAAGCCGCGCCTGCCATAGTATGGGAGGCAAACGCTAATGGCAGCAATCAAAAAGCGTATGGGCTGATACATACCCAAGCTGATGGTTCTCTGTCTTTTCAAAACATAGGAGCTAAATCTGCGGTAAGTGTCGGGAGTGCTTTAGGCACACTGCAAAAACTTTTAATTGGTATTGGAGAGGCTGTTTTTAATGAACAGTCTTTAGACTACGACTTCCGCGTTGAGTCAGACGGCAACACTCATATGCTATTTGTTGATGCTGGTAATAATCGCGTTGGGGTAGGCAAAAGCAGCCCTAGTTTTCCTTTAGAGGTAGCCAATCCAGATGCTGCTGAAACAACGGTAACGGCAGCTTTCAGGGCTGGTAGTGATGCAGACAATAATCGCTCTAACATTTTTATAGGACAACAAGATAATTCTCGCGGACTTATAATTCAAGGCGGTAGAGAAATTGGCGACAGAGCCATTGCAGAGTTTATCCTAAACGGGTCTGGTGGAACCATTGGTTCAAATATTGTCAACTTTTTACAGTGTTATGAACAAACGGGTTCAACAGCGTTTGAAGTCACGTTCAACCAAGATGGTGAAAACATAGACTTCCGCTTTGAGTCTGATACTGGAACTCATGCACTTGGCGTAGACGCTGGGAACGACTGTGTATTTGTCGGAACCACCACCTCTTCATCAGATGCTGTTATGCAAGTAGGTGGAGACGCTGCAAATTTCTCCATCAAAATGGATAACAATTTTGGTGCTGGTACAGCTCTTTACATAAACAACCAGTCTAGCACTGGCTGGATAGCTGCTAGGTTTCTTACCGCCGGTACACTAGTGGGTTTCATTTCTGTAAGTACTACTGCTACGGCATACAGCGTTTCTGGATCAGATGAGAGATTAAAAGAAAATATTCAAGATTGGGATGAAAATGTATTAGAAAGTTTTAAAAATTTAAAACCCAAAACTTTTAATTTCATAGCCGATGAAGAAAAGAAAAATCAGAAGGGCTACATAGCTCAGGATTTGGTGGACAGTTTCCCAGAAGCTTATCCACTAGAGCCAAAAACAGATAGATACCATTTCAATCCTTCTGGCATGGTCGTTTATTTAATGAAGGCAATTCAAGAGCAACAAGAGCAAATTGAAGAACTTAAAACTGAAATAGCCAAACTCAAAGGAGAATAACATGGCAATCACAACAACTTGGAGCGTCAGTAATATGACGCATGTTGACGCAGATGGTGGGGTGATACTTGCTTACTGGTCATTGGTAGCAGTCAACGACGAAGCTTACGACGAAGATACCGGCAAAGGTGGCGAAAGCGCAACTGAAGGCGGCAAGAACCGTTTTGAATATGATGCGTCAGGCAGTGGGTTCATAGCATACAAAGATCTCAAAGAGAGCGATGTGCTTGGTTGGATCTACGATGCCAACAAAGGGCCAACTTCCGGTGGGCCAGAAGATGAGACAGCCGACGAGTATAAAGCTAGAATAGAAGCTGAACGTACAGCCAAAGTTCAAGCACAGATTGATCGTAAGGCTGCACAATCAGATGGTTTACCTTGGAGCGCATAAATGAGCGAAGAACAGAAAGAAGCCACAGTCATATTTAACGACAAGAAGATCCCGATGTCTCAGTTGAGTTTTCAGACCCAGCGGAATATGCAGAGGTTGAGTCAGCTACAGAACACAATTCCTCAGTTGCAAGAGCAGTTAGCAGAGGCTCAGGTTTTGTTGCAGGACTATAGCTCTAAAGTTAATGCTGCATTAGAAGAGGCAGCATCTAGACAAGATGATGAAGTGGTTGAAACTTCCGAAGGTAAGCCTTGGGAAGAAGAGGCGACTCACTGATAGTCGGAACAGTGTTAACTGTTCTGGTGGTGATGCCTTATTTGGTTCTCACTTGGATGTGGTAGGAGGAGAGCAAAATGGATCTGATGGAAATTTGGACGCTTGTTACTACGATTGTCACTATCGCGAGTGCAGTAACGGCTGCTACGCCAACACCTAAAGACGATGCTTTTATGGGTAAATACATATACCCAATCATTGAATATATGTCGCTGACGATAGGTAAGGCTAAACAACAAGCAGGGGAGAACAAAGATGCCTGATTTGACTGACGCACAAAAGAGAAAACTTGTTAAAGAGTTAAGAGGAGCAAGTAAGCTTCATGCTTCTCAGGCAGACAAGATAGAAAGAACACTTCAAAAGAAAGCCCCCAAGAAAAAGAAGTAATGGATGATGGTCTTGCAAAAGCGATGGGCATGGATGTTGAAAAGGGGCAGAAAGCTTTGCAGGAAATAAACGCACATGAACGTGAGTGTGCGTTACGGTATGAAAGAATTGAAGAGAGACTAACCGATGGATCGAGAAGATTTGATCGCATCGAGCGAATGTTATGGGGAGTTATTATTTTAATCATCGGGAGCCTTTTGGTTCCCCAGTTCTTAGGAGCGTAACATGAGCGAGGCAAACACTATAAAAGTGCCTACATGGGCATTACCTATTGCTGCCGCCGCACTATCTGGAGCTATCGCATGGGGTTCTATGCAAGCAAGGGCAGAAGCAACTGATGCAGAAGTGCAAAGAATCGAGCAAGCCGTAAAAAAGACAGCGGAACAGGCAGTAGCCAACGGCCAACTGTCGGCAGTCAATCAAACGCAGATAAAAGCGGTGGTGGACAGCCTGAGTCAGCAGCAGGAAACACTGAAAGCGACAGACGAGAAGCTGGCTCAACTAATCCAGATAATGCTCCAGAAGCAGTAAGATTAGAATACGACCCCGAAGATCCTAATCTGTTTTGTGATTTACGAGAGTGGAATAAGTTACAGCTTGTAAACCCTCCAGCCAAAAGACATCAAGTTGCGATGGATTGGCTGCGATTTAATTACCAACAGTGCGGGTATGGGGCGTATATCTATATCAGAAACAGTATGCCTCGAATACTTGGTACAGCCCACCAGACGGATGTTGATGTTCTGACATGGGAACTTGTTGCTCCTCAAGCTGAACGAACACAAGCATTGAAGCAAAAGAGAAGACTATGACGTTAATGATATTCGTTTTAGTCCTTCTAACCCCCGGCGGGAGACCAACTGGCCTTGAATTGTATTTTCAAGAACTAACTTCTTGCCTTGAATACCGCGATGCGCTGGTTCATCAGTCTGTCCACCAACACAACTGGATGCGTAAAAAGACAACTAAGTTTGACGGTTATTGCGAAGTAAGAGTCATTCCAGCAGGTGAAGCTGGCACTAAATATGTTTTTAGAGATCCTGCTAGGAAGAAGAAAGACGATGACTGATATACCACCTTTCCCAAACAGTGTGCAGGCTCAACCGCCGAATGCTAAACATCAAATACAAAAGATAGAGATGGAGAGGCTGCAAGTCAGAGAAATTAATCGAAAGAGTGAAGTGGTAACAACTTACTACGACTCCAAAGTGTATACGTATAAAAACGGAGAGTTTAGTTACACCACGCCCAAAGCTACTGGGCAGAACATTTTGGTGACAGTGTAGATGGCAAAAAAGGAATCTCTTGATTTAAACGAAGGTACTGCTATACGCATACCTTTAGCTAATCTTATATCTTTATTAGCTGCAACTGCTGTTGCGTCTTTTGCATATTTTGGTTTGACTGAAAGGGTTACTTTCCTTGAGCACGATATGGATCTTCAACAGGTGGACGTTGAGGCTAATAGCGAGTTTAGAATCAAATGGCCTAGAGGAGAGTTAGGCTCTCTTCCCGCTGACAGCAGACAAGATTTAAAGATAGAATTACTAGAAGAAACCGTTTCTAAGCTGCAACAACAAGTGGAAGAACTAAAAGAGGATCGTTATGAACTCAAAAAGTCAGGATAAGCAGTGAGCATCGTATCGCAACTTGTCGGACCCGTAACTGGCTTGCTAGACAAGTTTATAGAAGATAAAGATCAAAAAGCTGCTCTCGCACACGAGATAGCTACAATGTCTGAGAAACACGCTCACGAAGCGTTAAAAGGGCAGCTTGAGATAAACAAAGCAGAGGCTACACATAAGTCGTTATTCGTTGCCGGGTGGAGACCCTGCATTGGCTGGGTGTGTGCATTGGGCCTCTTTTACAACGTAATCTTAGCCAACATTATTGGTATTTGGGTAGAAGTCCCAGAGGTGGACACTACCCTGCTTGTTCCTGTGATGATGGGTATGCTCGGCCTTGGAGCAATGAGATCTTACGAAAAGGTACAAGGCGTAAGTAGAGAGAAATAAATGGA